GGTCATATACCAACTGTTCGAGAGTTTCTGTACTCATGTTATCAACAACTCTTTCAGCATATGCTTCAGTAATGTTAGTGAATTCTTGACGAGATAGATTTACAAGTTTAAGGACATTCGTACTCATGTTGTTTGAACTCATTCGATAGGTACTCATTTAATATACCAGAGATATGGACGTATGGTATTTATGTGTGCCACTAGACATACTGTCACAGTAATTTACTTAGAGAATCGTTAGGTAATCTATCCTGTATTAAGTTACCATAATCCTCGTGTAATTCACATCCTAAGTAATACCTACCCAACTGTTTTGCAACCATAGCAGTAGTACCACTACCCATAAATGGGTCAAGGATAATATCATTTTTCTCACTACCTGCAAGAATACAAGGTGTAATTAATTCAGGTGGAAATACAGCAAAGTGACTACCTTTATATGGTCTATTTGTTACTTTCCATACACTACGTTTATTCCTCTTATCATAGACCATTTTGCGTGGTCTTGTTAACCCTGAGAACTGATTATCTGTGTCCTTAGTGTTATCCATGTTGATAGGTTTATTACCACCCCATCGCTCACCTACTGCCTTCTCTTTGATACTTTCATGGTCATAATAGTACTTCTTATTCTTACTTAAGAGGAACAAATACTCGTGTGATTTAGTACATCTATCCTTGACACTTTCAGGCATAGGATTAGGTTTATGCCATATTATGTCCTGACGTAAATACCATCCATCTGCTCTTAATGCAAATGCTAACATCCAAGGGATGCCAATTAGATCCTTTTCTTTATATCCATCTAACTTATTTGCTCTCTTTGGTGTATACTCTGGTAGGTCTTGATTAGTCTTACTAACTGTTTGTTTAGGATACGATTTACCTGGTCTATAGTTATAATAACTATCACCAATATTCAACCATAAAGTACCATCATCAGTTAGACAATCTCTCACTAATCTAAACACTTTAACCATTTCTTCGATATATTTTTCAGGTGTATCTTCCTGTCCTATTTGTGATGATTCTCCACCATAATCTCTCAATCCATAATAAGGTGGACTTGTCACACACATATTACATTTAGTGGTGATATTTGCGAGAGATTCTCTACAATCTCCAAATAGAATTGTGTCTTTCATTAACAATAACTAAGGGGTGGAATACCTTCTACAAAGATATAATTTACGATAGATTGTAATCTACGTTCTATCTTTTGACCATATTTACCAGTCATAGGTACAACAATCTTACCACAACTTTTCTGGTATAAATCAAACTTACCTGCTGGAATTACACCACTATCTACACTCTTTCTGTCCTCATTATGTACTCTAATTACTCTACCTATTGTCTGTGCCATTTCAATCGTAGGAAGATTTCTAAGCATAACTGAATGAGTTAAACCTGGAACATTTATCCCTTCTGATAGTATAGAATAGTGGAAGATTACAAACTTTTTATTATCATCAGAACCCCATTTTGTAAGGGTTTCAAAGAACTCTTCCCTACCTACTTTCTTCTTATTGATATATGCACCATGCTTAGATGTTATGTGCATTATATCATAACCTTCACGATATATCCAGTCCTGAGTATCAGTTTGTGTCAACATATTCCACATAATTCTTGTTGTTGGAGCAGACACAAGTATCTTAGGAGAGTGTATATCAATATTCCTAATTATGTCCTTTAAGTTATCACCATCTACCTCATGTGCGTTCTGTTTTGTTCTCTCTCTATCAGTATCAAATGTTATTACTTTAGGTGGTAAGATTGTACCACTATCTAACAACTCCTGTGCTGGTGTTTGTTCTAATATAGAACCCCATATTTGAGTATTATTCATACCTCTTTCCGCACTAATATTCTTTTTACTGCGTGAAATGCGGGGTGTTGCAGTAAAGAAATAGCGTCTATATCCTCTTTGAGAACACTTTAATATACTCTCGAAAAATCTTTTACCAGTACCATTATGTGCTTCATCAAAGTATAATGTATTGATACCAATATTAGCATCTAATACTCTATACAAAGAGTGATAAGTTGTAAAGATAATTCTATTTCTAGTGCTGGTAATATTCCACCAAAGTATACTTTCTGACTTAGTTGTGCTATCGTGATGTGTTTCACCAGAGTGAACATGTAATACGTCAACATCACTTATTTCGCTTAAAAATTCTGTTGATAGTTGATTAGCAAGCAAGATTCTAGGTGCTACTACAACAACAGTCTTGTTACGGTTGTTGTTAAAAAACCTCTTGCAATCCTCAATCATAATGTAAGTTTTACCTCCACCAGTAGGTACAACAATTTGACCACAATCGTGCTGATTCATGTTATCATAGGCACGTTGCTGGTGTGGTCTTAGAGTTTCGTTCAAAGGCAATCACCTCATTAATAATATAATCATACATGAAAAAACCCCCTTTCGGGGGTTTAGTGGACACTTTGCCAACTGGTCTATTTGTTATCAGTTTCAGAAGATTGATCCTGATTAAATGCTTTATCATAAGAATCTTGTACATATTTAACACTCTTATCAAATGCAGGTTTGAGTGTTTGAGTGTAAAGATTCCTTGACTGATTCCAGAGGATTGTTGTCTCATAAGAATGGATTTTCCATCTTACTTTAACATCAGCAACATAATCTTCAAGAGATAGATTAGGTTTCTCTGGACGATCTAGTTGGGGTGTGTCCACTTTAACTTCATCAACTTTTGTTTCTTCAGTCACAATAACAGGTAGCGGTTGTGACTTATTTAGTGAAACAACTTTTGTTGTTGATGTAACTTTACGGTTGCGTGATGCCCTCTTTTTTGCTGGTGCTTTAGGAGCAGTTGCAGTTGCAGAGGAGCGTCTACGTGTTGCCATGCAGTTCAGTTTTTCGTGTGTACCTAAGCATTTTACATGAAAAAACCACCCGATTAGGGTGGTTTGTAATGAATTGAAACAAAAAAGTCCACTTTAGTAACTGTCTGTTATACCATTAGAATTTCTTTGCATACCCTCCTACAACTATTGTGGTCATCTTCGCAATCGATCAGGCACTCAAAATAATCGTCCATTAATTCATCTGTATAGTTAAAACTCGATGAATTATCTTGATGTTTAGTATATGCCATTTGATTGAAAGACATTAAACTGTGCGACATACTTACCTCCGTAGACTACAATTAACCTCATAATATAGAGGGGGTTTAGGTCATCTTGTTTCCTCTAATTCTACCACTATTTATTATAAATGTGTGTGTATTTCAACATCATAGTTACAAGAATTTATGCCTATTTGCCCTTCTTATATACCTTATAACCTGCATATCCTACACCTCCGATAACAAATAGATACCAGAATTCTATCAATATTAATATACCTGCACCTATACATAGAAGTCCTAATCCTCCCATAAACCCTGCAAAATTAGGTGATTGAAATGTTGCCATACTATTAAAAGTATCACCACTAAATGTATTATTATCTGTCCTATGTTTCCATAGAACTCTACTAACTGGCAGACCATATTGTGATTCAGCAAGTAATCTTGCCTCATCTTCGGACATACAATCGTGAACAATTACAGTTTTATTGTAACCATTATCACGTTGTAATAGGACTTCATAAGTGTTCATAACTGATCTAATACGTCATAAATTGCATCATCTTCAGTACCTAATACTGATGATACCCAATCATCCTCACTTTCCTGACAATTATCATATTTTTCATCATAATCTACACTTGGAACAAATAGTTTCTTAGACATCATAACCAAATCCTCCGTTGTTAAATTGACGTGTTGATTCTACTTTCTCTCGCAATTTGCGAAGAGAAGTTTTTAATTTAATAATTTCCTCATCTTTATAAAGAAAAGGATCAGATTCACTCTTCTTAAGTGCTTTCTTAATGAGTGAAATTTGTGTCTTATCTGAAAAGAACTTTTGCATAGTCTTCAAATTACTTTTGTAGTATAAGGGATTCTATAGGGTTATGGGTGATATCATGTGACACTTTGTCAACTGGTCGGATTCTCTCCTGTGCTAGTTTGAAATAGTTAGTATCACTTTCTATACCTATAAATTGTCTGTTAGTGTTAACACAAGCGATACCAGTTGTACCACTTCCCATACAATTATCTAACACAATTTGCCCTTCATTACTATATGTTTTAACAAGATATTCACATAATGGAATAGGTTTTTGTGTAGGATGTTTAGTGTCATTTTCATGTTTAAACTCAAGTATTTCAGTAGGATAGTTAGTATATTGTTGAGAATATTCTGTCTCTGATAATAACTTATTGTTCTGTCCTAAATGATGTTTTTGGTTTAACATTTTACCTATTCTCTTCTCACTATTCTTTTTCTTAACAACTTTAGGGATCAATCCTTGCGGATTATATGTCATATTACCCTTATGTCTTGATGCTGCTGCTGCACCTGCTGGAGAGAAGATTACAATATCTTCAGTACATTTCATGGGACGATAATTTGCTAGTAAGTAACCAGTAGTCTTATCTTTCTTCCATATAAATTCATACTTAAACCAATCTATATTAGATGATACTAACATAGATGTAAATGGTTGATCTGCAAACAAGGCAATTACACCATGTTTCTTGTTAATAATTCTCTTATAATGTGACCACAATTTATCAAGTGGAATTACACAATCCCACTTACATTTAGTAGTACCATAAGGAAGATCGCAGAGAATCAGATCAACTGAATCCTCTGCGATTTTATTCATCTCTACGAGACAATCTCCATGATATAGTTCAACCAACTATAACATCCTCCAGAGTTTTATACACATAGTTAATATATTGTACCACAGTTTCTTCTATAAATCCAGTCTCATACCAGTTAACAGTTTTACCATTAACTTTCTTACTACGTCTTCTGCCAGTAAGAGAGAATCTACTAACTTTATCACTAAATCCTTGAGTTACATTACATGTATTAACTAAATCTTGTTTGATATCTATACAATAACCAACAAGACCAAATTTAATATTATCATGTAATTGTGACTTACAAGAGATCATAATGTTTCTAATTACTGCTCTCTTAAGTGTATAAAATGGTTTGTCAACCCATGCTCTATCTTCTTGTAAATAAGCATACTTACCATTTACTTTAACATGTTGATCTAATCTTTCATCACCTAATCCTTCATGGTCTGACTTGAGATAACCTTTACCCCACTCTATATTAACATCAGGGTACTTATTCTGTAAATCTTTGATGATAAGTTTTAAGGTATATTCTGACCATTCTTCTAATTTAGGTCCAGAATAATTCTTGAGTGGAACTCCTCGTAATCCTTCACCATTTGTAAATTGTTCTGTCAACAATTCTGTTGACTGTTTAATAACTTCGAGTGTCATGTTGAAAGTCCCTAATGGGGTTTGAAATTTGACTCTCTTAATATAGTATATTTTATTGTGATATGGGGTAAATAGTGGACTGTTTGCCTACTGTCATATCATTTCTTAAAGACACCTAATTTAACTAAAATAAACATAGTTACTGCTGTCCAAATTATAATATAAGATAAATTCATTATGTTGCTAATTGCAATTTTTTAATGATTTCTGATAATCTATCCATGACATCATGGTATGCCTCGACAGATAAAATTTGATCTTTTTTTGCTTTAACTTCAAGATCTTGAATATATGATAAGAAAGCATCCTTTAATAATTGCTTTTCGTTATCATCTAATAAAATACATTCTGGTAACTGGATGTTCATCTCCGTAATGATGGTAAATATTCTAATACATGTTGTCTAACTGCCATAAGTTCATTAAAGCATTTCTGATTGTGAGCACAACCACGAAGATGGTGGTCTGCTTTATGTACACTTTCTATGTACAAATCTAATCCCCGATTCCATTTAGCATCAGGAGATTCATCTTCGTGAATTGTATTTTGATCTTTCATTTATGCTTGTGTTGTGTATTCAATTTCCACTCCATCTAAGGATCCATCATCATATTCAACATCATCATATTCTTCTTCGTAAAAAGACTCTGGGAATAATCCTGGAGTTATATGTGATATATCCTGACCAGGAATTTTAGACTTAGTTTTTAACCCCATAGTTCCTCCTCGGTAAATGTTTGATACTTTCTGATATTTTCCTTAGGATGATATTTCATATCTTTGATATTTTTATCATCTCTGAACTCGGAACGATTAGTTCCTCGTTGACGTTTATCTCTTAGTGATTTGCCTGGAGAAGAATATCCTCGCTCGGCACCACCTCGTCTAAATGTCTTGCCCATGTTTTTGGAAAAATGTACAACAAATGAACTGTATTTTATATAGGTTATACGTCAGTCTGACGATATATTGTGTCAGTAGTGTTTGCTACCCTTTTAAGAAGTTCTTCAGATTTAACTACATTGACCCCTTCTTCCTCGATTTCGGTAATTGTACTTTTTGAAACTGTTAGTTCATCAAAACAAAAACCACTACCTTGCAAGAAGTCACCAATATACTCCACAGCATGATCTAAATATACTGCGTCAAACGATTTGGTTGTAGTTACACCATCTTCGTCAATAGATTGTAAATAAAAACTTGGCATTATCTTGCTCAATTACATCCATGAGTATAGCATGTTTATTGACAGTTGTCTATACTATGTGCCAGTAAGTACATTGACCTTTTTTTACCGAAATCGGTAATTGTACATTTTTAAATAGCGTAATTGAAATTTAATACCATCCTAAAACTAGCATCAGTACAAGTAGTACCAGTATGTCTCATAGATGTAGGAAAAGTAACGAATCTATTTGCTTCTGACGTTACTATTGTACCATCTTCAAACTTAGTATAACCATCACATGTATTCATATAAAGAATAGATGTTCTGAAGTATGGTCTATGATCTGTTATATCTACATGATATCCGTGCTCTATTATATTCTCTGTTTTAAAAATTATATTACCTTTAACTTTATGCAAACTTGTCATACCAGATGCAATTATCCTAGCAAATACTGGATCTAATGCCTGTAAGAATGATGATGTAGGTACATTATTATCATAAAAGCGATGTACTATTTGCGTATTCCAATCAGGAGCAAGAGTATCATCGCTATTTACTATTGTACTTAAGAACCAAGGGAACTCATCTTTCAATAGTGTAGTTTTTAATTGTTCAAAATCTGAGGGATCTAAGTAATCCTCAATCACATCAATTTTCATAATAAAATAATATTATTTTAACTAGGTTTCGTTGGCCAGGTAACATTTTCTAATCTACCTGTTGTTTGATTTATTCTAGCATCAGGTGAATTTGCTGGCAAGTCTCTTAATGCTTGTCTATATGTTTTCCACTCATCAGACATAGTATAATCAGAATTTGCCATCCAATCACATTGAGCAAGAAGTTTATTTCTTCTACCTCTTATCTTCATCTTTGGCCATTCGGAATCAATTAGTGCGTTTAATTGTGCTGTTTGAGATTCAGTTAATGTTGGTTGTAAAACTGCATTAGCATTAATATCAACAACAAAGTCCTTGATACCCATCTTCATTAAACAGTCACCAATCGGTTTAACTATTACTCCATCTGTTTTATCTGCCATAATTTCCTCCTTAGTGCTTACCTAAACGGAATATACCAACGTTAAGGAATCCTCGTTGTCCTCCTCCGTCGTTGTCACCTTCACCCCAATAAGAATTGCATCTCACCTCTATATTTTCTGAAGATGTACTGGTCTTATTCCAATACCAGCAGTGAGAACCTGCAATACGATATGTTTGAATACCACCTTCTTGTCCTCTCATTTGAGAACCTAACTGCGATCCACCAACATAACATCTAACTGCCCAAGCGTCCCAGTCATTATTGGGATAGTTACCACTTTGGTCAGATGGAGAATAACCTGCATGAATAATATATGCACCAGGTTCACTTGTACTTACACTTGCAGGAGTTTGTGTGTTATTACCACTCGAACTTGTGTCAAGATCATTATTGTATAACTGAGAGGAGTTCTCTCTAGGTCCAATTAGTGCCATTATCAGGAAACCTCCGTAAGATTAAACTTATACTTTTTACCATTTCTCCTATTTATCAAGAAGAGATCCGATTCACCCTCTTGGATGGTGTAGGAACCCCAAGTCCCATCCACATCATTACCACCAGTAATTTTTTCATTAGATAAGTCTAAGTCACTTGTATAGATGTTATTCCATCTATTAGATGTTGATCCTAAATCTATAGTTCCAACAGTAGGAGATAAATTATCTGCTGCTAACGTGACTGTGTTACCACCAGAGTGTACTAAAGCGTCAGCACTTAATCCTGCATAAGTCCCTCCACCTGGGGATAGTAAACTACCCGTAAGAGTAAAGTTCCCCGTACATGCAGTATTACCTCCCAAAGTAGGTCCAGTAGTACCACCTTTATCTTTTATAGTATCGACATTAAGTGTTGACATTTTCTACTACGTTTTTAAATATTTATAAGTTAATGAACCCAAAGAGTCCAAGAGTTTGTGTACCTATACTCTCTGTAAGCATCAGTAGTTCCCCAAATTATATAAGGGTCATCTCCTGTTTCAGAACCAAAAGAACCAGAAAGAATAGTTTGAGAGTGTGATTGGTTTCCACTTGTCAAGTTACCTGGATCTATGATTAACATACTATCACCAAAACCACCACTTGAATTACCATCCCATATAACTGCCCAGTATCCAGATCCATTATTCTCATAAGGGTTATTGTTTATGATACCACTATAGTTTTGGTTAAATGAACCAAAGTCAGCACTATCATTACCACCAGATACATATTGAGCAGTATAATGTACCCTAGTTAATTTAGGTAACATGATCCTAATAGTTGATAGTGAGTTACCACCATTATGACTTTGATTTCTACCTATTCTATGAGTACCAGAACTAATAGTAGAGTTAGAAGTAGAGTCAACAGAGTTATTATTAAATGCTGGTATTATACTAGATGGTGAACCATAGACTGTGTAATCTATTGTTGCGTTGTTAGCACCAAATACACCATTATCAAATTTTGCCCATCCACTATTGCCACTACTATATCTATCACTAGCATCAAAATCCATTTCATAGGCATTATTACCAATAGTCAACCATATCTTATCTCCAGTTAATCCGTCTGCTGCTGCCTGTCTAGCAGAAGTTGCTGGATTATCTTGAGTAGAACCTGCTATTGCTGGTGCTGAAGTTCCATCATCCACAAAAGCATACCTAAGAATTACCAGACCTGAACCTCCAGATCCACCTGTCTGATTATCTTCTCCACCTCCACCACCTCCAGTATTAGGGAGACCATTTCCAGGATCTAGGTTAGGACTTTGACGACCACCTATACCACCTCCACCAACACCACCATTACCAACTGTTGCATTACTTTCTACACCACCTCCACCTCCACCAGCGAGGTATCTTTGACCACCACTTGACTGTCCAATATTAGTATCTTGGAATGGGTTAGGTAAACCATCACCACCTTTACCTGCTTGGTTTTGGTTAGGTGCATTTTCTCCTGCTTCACCTGCACCACCTCCTCCACCTTGAGGATAGTTACTACCACCTAATCCTGTTCCACCTGCATATCCCTGACAATTTGTACCTGAACCTGGATTGTTGCCACCTGATCCTGTTGAACCTGATCCAGATCCACCTGATTTTCCATTACTAGCACTCCATCCAGGAGCACCACCTCCACCTTCAGAAATTATATTATTAAAACTTGAGTCTCCTCCATCACTACCATATCCACCAGAACTACTACCACCATTTCCACCAGCACCTACTACTACAGGATAAGTTCCTGGTGTAACAATCATGGCAGGTTCGGCACTACATCCTCCTCCAGATGGTGATCCAGATTTATTAGTTCGGAAACCGCCAGCACCTCCACCAGCACCAACGTCTCCTCCTCCACCTCCACCGCCACCACCGACGATTACATATTCAATATTAACACCTTCTGCTGGACTTATAAATGTAAAATCTGTACTACCAGTATCTTTAAATATATGATACTTATATCCATTTGCAAGAAGAGTCTGACCTCCTTGTGCATTTGGATTGACTACGGTTTCTCCTTCAATCTCAGCAGATTCTACTAATGCTATCCATGCAGTTCCATCATATCCTTCTAACACCTCTACATTTTTTCCACCATAAAAATTAGTGTTAATTCTTACCATTCCAGCAACAGGAGTTCCTGGTCTCTGAGCAGAATTACCCTTAGGAAATATTATTTGTGCTTGAGATCCAGCAGTATTATCTATAGATAGTGTTCCTGAAATATTTAAATGAGCATTACTAGGCATACGGATTCTATATTCCGCTTCCCTTGCTGCATTTAATTCGTTAACGACTAATGTACTCATTTTAATTAAAAATTAGTGTAACCATAATGTCCACTCGTTAGTATATCTATACTCACGATAAGCATCAGTAGTACCCCAGATAGCAAATGGTGGACTACCTACTGATCCTCTTTGACTACCAAATGATAATACACCAGTATTTTGAGAGTGAGAGTTATTACCACTTGTTAAATTACCTGGGTCAGTAATAAGCATATTATTACTAAAGTTACCACTTGTATTACCATCCCATATTACCATCCAATAACCAGATCCATTATTCTCATAAGGACTATTATTTACAATACCATTAAAGTTTTGGTTAAATGAACCAAAGTCAGCAGCATCAGCACCACCAGATACATAACTAGCAGAATATTGAACTTTAGTTAGTTGAGGTAATTGAACCCTGATAGTTGAAAGAGAGTTACCACCTGCGTGTGATTGTTCTCTACCAATCCTATGTCTACCAGCAGCAATAGTAGAATTACTTGTACTACTAGTACTACTGACATTCCATGCAGGAATAATTGTGCTCGGACTACCATATTCTGTATGACTTATGGTACTATTATTATCACCAAAGAAAACTCTATCATACTTAATCCAACCACTATCTCCTGTACCAAATCTATCACTAGCATCATATTCAAAGGCATATGCTGTAGAACCAATATTAATCCATGCTGTACCAGATGGTAGACCTGCTGCTGCTGCCTCTTTTGCTGAATTAGCAGGATTTCCTTGATCTGATCCTATTGGAGCACTACCAAATTCTTTCCACTCACTATTAGTATCATCCCATGCTTCAAACTTACTTTCTGTAGTATTAAACCTAAAATATCCTGCTTGAGGACTTCCTGGACGTTGAGCAGTTGTTCCTGTTGGTAATTGTAATGCACCAGTATGGTCACATTCTATAGCACCAGACACTTTTAATGTATGACCAGCAGATATAGTAACCTGCTCTAGTGTTGATGCGATTCCTGTTATATGTGATGTAGTTATTTGACTCATATTAATGTACCCAAATTGTCCAAGAGTTTGTATAACGATACTCCCGATAAGCATCGGTAGTTCCCCAAATTACCCAAGGATCTGTAGTAGTTTGAGAATTAAACCCAACAGGTCCAATAGTTTGAGAGTGTGCCTGGTTTCCACTTGTTAAGTTACCTGGATCAATAATAGTCATATCACTATTCCAACTATTATTATTACCAGACCATATTACTGCCCAGTATCCAGATCCATTATTCTCATAAGGGTTATTACCAATAATTCCATTAAAGTTTTGAGTGAAACTACCAAAGTCAGCACTATCATTACCACCAGATACATATTGAGCAGTATAATGTACCCTAGTTAATTTAGGAAGACCAATTCTAATTGTAGATAATGAGTTACCACCACCATGAGATTGGTTTCTACCTATTCTATGAGTTCCTTGAGCAATAGTACTATTGGAAGTAGAGTCAACAGATTGATTATTAAATGCAGGTATTATAGTAGATGGTGAACCATAAACTGTATATGGAATAATGGTATTATTTGCCCCAAATGTGACATTATCCATTTTTGCCCATCCTACATGACCACTACCATACCTATCACCTGCATCAAACTCCATTTGTACAACTTGACCATGAACATTCAGGTAAACAACACTACCAGTTAAACCTGCTGCTGCTGCTTCTGCTGCTGAATCAGCAGGATTGTCAGCACTAGAACCTGCTATTGCTCCTGCTCCACCTTCTGCTGCTGCTTTATATTGATATTTGAATATTACTGCTCCACCTCCACCTTGACCACCAGAGGCATTAGGGGAGTTTGAAGAGTCTCCTGCTCCTCCACCTCCACCGCCACAAGATGCTCCACCTCCTCCAGCGTTCCATCTACTACTACCTAAATCTCCTCGTGAACCTCCGACAGGTCCACCTCCATTTGTTGCTAGAATACTACTTACGTTAGCACCATTTCCTCCAGTATACCAACCCGATCCACCATATCCAACCGCAGGACTATTATTACCGTCTCCATCACGTCCTCCACCTCCTCCACCACCTGTGAAGTAAGCAGCAGATCCATTACCACCATTAGCAGCACTACCATTATTAGTACCACCTCCTCCACCACCAGGAGCAAAATTTGTTCCACTTGCTCCAGCATTAGCGTTAGAGGTGGAGTTACCACCATGTCCTCCATATCCTCCTGTTCCAAATACTGCGTTAGTTCCACCATAAGAGTATGATGTACTACCACCTATTGTTCCTGTACCACCTGAAATATTTGTCGTACTATTATAATTTCCATTAATAGCACCAGTTCCTTGTCCACCTGTTGCTAAAAATATTTGTCCACCTATTGTTACAGATGAGTTACCACCTGCACCCGCAGCAGATGAATTACCTGAACTTGCTTTACCACCTTGACCACCACTACCTACAGTTACAGAATAATTTCCACCAGTAAGAGGTACTTTAGCATAAACTAATCCACCACCTCCACCACCAGGAGATCCAGAGTTGGCACCACCGCCTCCTCCACCGCCACCGCCTCCAATTACCCAGACTTCAGCGTCACCACCATTACCAACAGAAAATGTATCACTACTGTAAAATGTATGAATCTTAAAATTACCAGTTGTAGTAACTGTACCACCTGTAGCAGTCATCCAGTTGGAAGTAGACCACTTTGACGTACCTCGTCCAATATAAAATTCAAAATTATTAAGATCTGTAGACCATCTAACACTACCACTAATAGGTACAGTAACCCTTGCTGCCTTATCACCTGCTGGCATAGGCATATACTGTTGGTTATTGACTCTCAGATCACCTTTTAACGATAATATAGAATGTCCATTAATCGTTGTTGTAAATGCAGGAGACAGACCTTGGATGTTCGCAACTCTTAGTTCTGTGACTGCCATTTATCGTATACTCCATGCTCCACCAGTTTCTACCGTGACAGTAAAACCGTTTGATATTGTTATAGGACCAGCACTCATTCCGTTGGCAAATTCATCACCAGCAGTAGGTCCAACTGTAATATTTTCTGCAATAGTTGTAGGATTTGTTCTGATAATACTATCAGTACCTAAAGCAGGACCACCACCAGATATAGCAGTCCATCCTGCTGATCCAGTACCATCATCTGCTTTGTAGATTTCAGCAGAATCACTATCAGTATTAAATCTTATAGTCCCAACAGAAATACCTGTAGGTCTCTGTGCTTGTGTACCAGCAGGAACCCTTAGAACACTATTAGTATTTAAAAAACTAAGTGTAGTAATAATTGCTTCTGTTGATGTGGAAATCTGATTTCCACTAATCCTTGAAATTGCCATGTGCCTCTAAGTCCTCCGTTATTATTTAGATAGGCAGTTCCAGAATATGAACTGTATCAGTTGCTAATGGTGCGTCTCCAGAATTAAATACTACGTTTGCACCGTTAGAGTCAACTGTATAGTTAGTACCTGCAATTTGTGCTACACCATTTAAGAATACCAAAAGTGAATCGTCAGTATGTTGTATGCCACCAGAATATGTTGTAACTGCAAATGTTAACTGAGATCCATTACCAGTATATGTTTTGGTAATGTACTTATCAGCAGAAACGCCACCTCTACCAGTAACAACTAAGTCACCATCAATTCTTACAGAACCATCGACATTAATTCGATATGTAGAATTAGGTGCAACACCAATACCAATATGTTGTTTATTAGTAAAGGTTTCAATATCAATCTGACCTGTATCAGTCAAACCAAACTCTTTCCATACTTGGTTATAATATATCCAACCAAGAGATTTACCTGGAGTCCAACTAATATTATAAACTAAGTCTCCATCAGCAGGAGTGTCATAACCAGTAATGTTAGAGAAGTCAGGTAATCCATTTGCATCTTCTGGTGCAAGTAATGTTTGCTTGATAACTGTTCCATCTTGGTTGTAATAAGATAATTTCTTCGCTTGTATATTATTAGTTGAAGTAACTAAACCTTGGAATGTAACAGGACCAGCAAATATAGATTCTAACTGGTTAGATGCTCCACCAATTACAGTTAACTTATCGGTTAATACCAACTCAGAGAAAGTCTCAATAGTTGTATTCTCTTCACCAACAACATTCAACTGTGCAATATCTTCATTAGTGATCTGACCTGTAACTGGGTTAATAACCTGATTACCAATAAACAGATCACCATTAGAGTTCAATCCTGAATAGAAAGCAACACCTGCTTCTTCTTTAATACTCTGTGAAAATCTAACTTGGTTCTGTGTAAGAGTTTCAACCTGTGTTTGAGGGAATGCAGTAGAATAGTTTCCTGGTCCGAAACCTAGATACTCAAACGTATGATTACCTGATCTAAGGATGGAGTGTCGTCTAAACTCAACATTAATAGGAGCGACAGTACCATCATTATTTTCTCTGATGTTGATCTTTCTTGCTTCTTCATCACCTGCACGTGCAGTTAATTGTATGTTAGAAAGTCTTGCGTTAACAGAATCATAGTTAGGTGTAGTACCTGGTTGTGTCCAACCTGTATCCTGCAATAAGAACTCAGTTGCTTCCTTAGTAATAGATCTCTTAGGATCTAAATTAGGAGTTGGTGTTGCACCATCAGTTGAATTAACTAATCCAATAGTTTGGTTGTCGGCAACTGAGACAGAAGCAACAGGGTCAGCAACAGGGTTGTCTCTGTCGAACGTTGGATAGACCTCGTTGACATTTTGAGAGAACTTTCTGTCATTAAAGTTTGAAGTTGTCGGAGCAATAGACGCACAAAGGAGTGTAAGGTAGTATATTCCATCTTTAACACCTCTTTCAAATGGTTGAACAACTTCAATATTATAAATGTAATAACACTTGTCTAACTTATAAGAAGTTGTATCACTATTCAACGGTTGCATTACATAACCAGAGATAGGATCTCTTGGTAATGGATTAGTCTTATCCTTATCAATTACATACCTTACACGATAAGTTCTATCATCCAAGTCTCTTGGGTCAGGTATTCTCTTAAGGAATGTAGTTGGTGTAAAGTTAACTGTATTGTAAGTAGTATTAGTTGAGAGTGTTGTATATATTGCGTTGTTAGTAGAACTTACAGATAGATACCAACCACCTACAGTATCAGCAACACCATTAATTGTATAAGTTGCACTATCATATTGTAATGGAGATCCAGCAGCACCAGCATCTATACCTGATACACTAGGTCCATATGGTGATATAAATGCAGATTGTACAGTTGCTTCGGATGCACCTTGAGCAACAAGTAAACAGTTAATTTTATCTGCTACAGCAGTATTTCCAGTACCATCTTGTCTAGCACCGATTGTATAACCCTGTACTCTAGTTGTTGGTGGTGATGTCTGAACTGTATATCCATAAAGGTACAATCTTGTTCCAGGAGTACCACCCTGACCTGCTAATGCAGCGTTAATTGTTTTAGTTCTTGGAATATCTATGTTAACCCAGTTAACAGATGTCTCTTCACCAAAGATAACATTACCGTTAACAGCAGCACTATTAACAGCAGATAAAGTTACAACTCTTGTATTTGTATTAACGTTACCAACTGTAGCTCCAGTTGCTATACCAGTACCAGTAACAGTCATACCTTCAACAACACCATTTATTGACCCATCATTTGTCAGAGTAATTGCTGATGCTCCACTAGCACCAGTAGCAGTAGTTGAAATAACATTAAGTGCTTTAGGTGGAATGATATGAGTTACAGCACCTGCTTTATCTTTTGAGAATGATTTTGCTTTAAATCCAGCAGATCTAAGTGCAATACTACCAAAGTTACTGTTAGAGTTAGTAATTGACATGTCAGCACCTTCAAGTGCTGTAAAGTGTCCTTGGAATCCAACAGCGAACACCGAGACCGCCTGTATAAACGCATCGTTAGATGCCATAATATGTCTGTGTCCCCATCCCTTACGGTATTCAGCGAAACCATCTAGGTGAGCACCATCTCCAGCAGTTGCTACATCATAACTACCAGTTGATTGATTATATCTTACAAATGCTCTGTCATCTTTCTGTAGTGATAGTCCAGTAAACTGAGCAACAACCATAGATTTGAAACCAGTTGACTTACTACCATCAGCGTGCATTCCATTCATACCCCACACACTTCTTAGTGATAGGTTAAATGCGTATGGTGATGCAGAGTCAACAGTATCAATCTCAGTCTTAACTGTTATGTTTGAACCTACAGCATTACCAGTTGGTTCAGATGACATTTGGTAAGTAAATACGTTACCAGATGCAGATGTTACAGTAAATGATCCGTTATAAATGGTAGCATCTAAATCAGACTGAGGACCAGTTGATCCAGTAACACCAGATACGTTGATGTTTACACCAACAGAGAATCCATGATCTCTTGGGTTATCAAATTCATCTACAGTAACAGCAGTTGCAGTTTGTCCGTTTCTTGTTATTTGTAATATTCTATATTCATCACTAATAGGACCAACAATTCTGTTCTCTTCAACTCTTGCCTGTATTTGGTCAGTTGCTGGATCACCAGATGTATCAGGAATAGTTGCAAATGCTTTAGATATCTTCTGATAATATATGTCTAAATCTGTTCTCTCTAAGATATTTGGTACAGCAGAATAATCTGCATTAGGTACGTTTCCTTGAGAAATAAGAGTTGATAATGGATTTAAACCATCAGCAAACTCAAAACATGTAAGTCTATTATGTGAGAACTTAGGTGCTAATGTTTCTACACTATCAGGTTTGAAATATACACCTTCTTCTGCACCATCAAAGAATGAGAATTGCCAGAAATAAGTACCACCAGTTACTTTAAAGATTGCTGTACGTGGGGGAACTTGATCTTCTGTGTTTATACCTTTAGCAGGGAATGTTGTTGGATAAGGAACATACTTAGGTATTATCTTAGTTCTTCTAAGGTCTGTACCAACAACAGAACAACCTCTAGGTACAATAACACCACCTTCGGTTGAGTTAAACTTATATAATACATTATTAGGTGACGTTAAATCTAGGTTAGAATTAGCATCAATAGGAGCAACGTTTGTATATAATACATCACCAGGTCTATTATCTATTTGATATTCAGCAGGATATAGCATGATGCTAAAAGCATCAAATTCGTCATTACTTAAACCAACTCTATATGAGAACCTTGCTACTTCTAAAAAAGCACGTTGCAAACTTTTAAAAGGTCGCAGGGCAGAGTTCCCCCTATTGTCAATAGCGTCTGACGCATCGAAATCGTCAGGGTTGACGTAGATAATACGTCCCGTACGGGACGTAATAATATTCTTTAACCTAGTTAGTGACATTACTTAAACGCTATTCCTATATGGTTATTTATGAGGTGTATTAACCGCCACCTTCTCCACCACCAGCTCCACCACCACCAGAATCAGAAGCAGCAGGAGTGTAGTTTCTTACGGTAAATGCCGTAGAAGCATCCTCAAAACCAATCAGACTAAACGTATTATTCTGAGTAGCACTTTCTACGACTAGTCTTTCACCAGGTCCAATAACAATTGATGTGATTCTATCAATTTCGTTGTTCCCATTAGTAACATCTTTGACAAGATAATTATTTTCCAAAGCAGTTGTGGCAACATCAACTGAACTTACCGTAACTGTAGAACGGTCAGCAGTATCTAATTTTGGTGCATCTTGGAAAGTATCAGATCCAGCAAAATCAGCAGAGTTAGTACCCTTAATAACATATAATGTATTACCACTATAACTACGAACATAACCATAAGGACCAGCAGTCTGTGAACTTACTGTATAAGTTGTTCCAGAGAATGAAAATCCATCAGTAGAGTTTACCCAAGTACCTTCTTTATCATATATGTAAAATCCATCATAGGTATATGCAGTAGAAATTGTTATAAAACGATCATTACCACCATAAGCACTATTACCAGCAGTACCAGTACCACCATCATAAAAATATATGTTAGTACTGTTTGCTAGACCTGTATTTGCTGAAAAGTCATACTGAACATAAGCACCACCAGATCCAGCAGTACCATTAGTAGTTTTACCAGTAGTATATTCACTACCATCATCAGAGTTACCAGCAGTACCATCAGGTCCCCACTCACCATTAATTGTAAGTGAGAGTTTGAAATCTCTACCACTCATAGATCCATCAGATACATCAAAACGATATGCTCTATCAGCAAATTGTGTAAATGCTGTACCCAAATATTGATTGAATGTAGTACCCCCATCAGTTGAGAATACAAATTCTTGTACACCAGTACCAATACCACCAGTAGCGATTGTACCAGTAGCACCACCAGATCCAGTTAAAGCATCACCAGCAGCAATTTCCGATCCAGTTCCTGCAAGTACAGTAGGTCCAACGTAAATTATATTATTACCACCATCAGTATTTACTGCATATATTGTACATGTAGCAGTATTAGGTGCAGTACCTTTTACAACAGTTTGCCCAACAGCAAAAGTACCAGTTACAGATTCTAATGTAACCTGACGAATTAACACGTCCTTTACATCTATCTCAGTAAAAGCAGGTATATAAAAAGACTCAAACTTAGCAGTCTTTTCTTTATCTGTAGATGTAAGTAATGTTCCTGCGGTTAATCCTGCAGATAATGGAAATGATGTACCTAGATTAAATCTATATCCAGAAATTACATCACCTGTATGTAGTTTATAAGCATTTGCCGAACCATCAACAGTTAGTTTCTGGTCAAAATCTTTGAGTGCAACATCATATGCTGCTCCTGTTCCGTCATTTGTAACGGTTAATACTGCACTAGCGGAACTATCAATTGGTGCAGCATATAGGACTGTATTCGTCGTACCTGCTGGTTTCGCTTGTGCTAAGAGTCCTTGATCTGCCATAGCTATTAATTAGAATCCTGCGTAAAAAAATTGTTGAAGACGGGTCTGTCCCGTTAAGTTGTTTGCTCCAATACCAGCACCAAATGTAACATCATCTAATGTAACGTTTTGGGTAGATAATAGAGTTGCATCAGCATCAGGGAATTTAATTGTTCTAGGTGCTGTAGTTCCTTCTGCTGAAAGAATAATAGAACCCGAAGCATTACCTGTAAACTTAAGTGTCGGTGAATAAAGAGTTTTATTTTTTAACTCTTGCGATGCTGTTTCTGTGACAATCAGATTATTACCACTAGCATTATTTAGGGTAGATGTAGGTGGGAATTGGAATGTCTGGTTTGATAATGTATTAGCATTACTTACATCGAAATTAATCTTTTTCGTGCTATCAGTAGTGTCTTGAAGAATAAGACCTTCAACACTTTTATTTTGTAATACTTGAGTAGCATCAGTTAAAGTAAGTGTTCCACTTAAATTAGGAACAGTAAGAATTCTATTAGCATCTAAAGCATCAGTATTAAACTGAGCATATTCTGTTGCTAAGTCAGAATTCTTTGCAAGTCTTAAATTAACAAATGTTTTATTAAGAGAAATTTGTTCTGCTTTAGTATCAAGTAAAGTAGAAGATGTAGCAGTAGGTTCCTGTGTTGTCGTTACTGTACCACCATCAGGTAAAAAATAAGAACGACGAGTACCTGAAGTAATTGCCCAGTTAATCTGGAATATTGCTTCTTCAGTACCATCTACTATAACAAGATTATCCTCATCAATAAGAAGTGTCTTATTAGTTAATGTTTGTTGTGTATCACTACCAACTATGGTTGTACCATTACCAGCAGTAATTTGTGGCATAGAGAAGATACGTGTAGCAGTTCCCGTACCAACACCACCAACTTCAAATCTTGCTTTTGGACCTTGTGCGTCTTCTAAAACAAAAGATCCATCGTTTATAACAAATTGACCTGTTACTTTAACAGCACCAGTTCCTTTAGGAGCAAAAACTATATCAGCATTATTAGCAACATCATCAACAGCAGTCATATACAAAGATGTACTACTATTGCCATTATCAATACGTGTACAATATAATCCACCATCACCAAAAGCAATACCTATTTGATCGTAAGCATTCTGGTAGATTCCAGAATCTCGGTCAAGGTCAAAAGCCATACCAGGAGACGCTTTTGTCCCTGCTGATACACCTTTAAATAATTGGTTAATTTTTGCCTTTCGGTTAGGAATCAACGGATCAGATACCACAACAGGAAGAATTGCTTCTCCTGATAAATTGGAGTCCGATATTGTTTCTAACTGCGATATCTTCTTAGTTGCCACGAATAATCATACGTTTTGCTACAAGTCTATTTATACACGGTCAGAGTAGGATTGCTCCGATGACAAAACCTTTTGCAAAGGAGATGACAACTACTTGATAATCAGTCCATCCGAATTTGTCTTGACATTTTTTGATGAGTTTTTTATCCCATTCAACTACTTTGTCAAAACCTGCTTTAATTTTTTTCATTTTCTTAAGATACAGTATATTATTTAGTTTTTATATCATATTCAATTACAACCTTTTGACTAGATCTGCCAAGACTGTTTAATGTTGATAAGAAAGATATCTCACCACCTATATCTTCTACTATTTGTAGAAGCATCTCTTTATAATCATCTGGTAATTCACTTGTCATTCTTCTTGTTCTCTCGAATAGTATCATGTAGTCTTTCAAGTGCCTTTCTTACTTCAGGAGTTTCATCCCACTCCCAAGTTTCTTCACGACCTTTTTTATCAGTTTTTTTAAATTGTTTAATCGTCATCATTATCTCCAGGGTGATTTAAAATGTATATCCAGACAATAAGCAACACTAAAATAGCAAATAACCTAATATTCTCAGCGTTAACTACAATCATCTGCCTCTTTCTTTTTTGCTTTTAGTTCCTTCTTAACCATTTTAGCATAAAAAACATCCTTTTTGGAATACCATCCAGGATGTTTTTTAGCCAATTTTATTAACTTCTTAGCCGCCTTCAGATCCTTCATTTAATACCTGTTCCGATTTTCCCCTGAAATAGGTATTTATAACATCAATCTGATCCTGATATTTAGCAATCATGTTAATCTCCTCTTCAATTGCTTCAACTACATTAGAATGCTCACCAATACCTACAGGATTAGTTAAATAAACTTCTACGTTAGCTCTATGTTTAGCAATATCACCTTGAGCATGTGCTAATAATGCATTAATTAATTGTTTTCTCATTAGTATAGATTCTCCTCCTGTTCAGTTAATAATGTTACATCTGATGTTGGAATTGCAACACAGGTTAATACATATCCTGCTTCTATCTGATCATCATCTAAGAAAGATTGTTCTTCTTGTTGAACAGATCCCTCTTCTAATTTCATAGCACATGATGAACATGCACCTGCACGACATGAAGAAGGATGATCTAATCCCGCTTCTTCCAAGGCATCTAAGATGGTAGTATCCCCATCACAGAAAAAAGTCTCAACCGAACCATCTGTAGTTTTAAGTGTAACTGTTGCCATAATTGTTAAAGCATCCAGTATTATATATCACAATTGTTGAGAATAAATTATACCTTATTGCGAATGAAAATCAATAAAAGGGTGGGAGGTTGGATTCCTGTATTACCAACAAGAGACGGGCATTACTACAGTAGTAAATTTTACATCTCTG